GATATGACCGTGAAAGTAATAAGTGCCATTTACTACATGGATATGTGCCACTCGTTCGTTATCCTGATACAGATATCTCTTAGAGCCGAAAAATTGGTTCAAGTATTCTTTACGTGCACTATCTGTCATGATCTACTTCTTAACTTTCACGAATATGTCGTTTTCCATCAGGTAGCACGCATAACATCCTCTTGGATGTTTCTGTGGTACATTAAACAAATGTGGCTTCTTTCTTCTTAGCTCAGCCTCTTTACGTCGTTGCCTAGCCATTTCACGTTCTTTGCTCTCTCGCTCCATGATTTTGGATAACACAATTTCTTTATACTCAGCTAAGCGCATACCATAAGGTGCATGTAAGGCTTCTAACAACGCCCAGCCACCTCGTACTCTTTTTGCAACCATTCCTGGAGTTAAACCATTCTTTTTTATCAATTCATTTTCATGTTCGGTAAATTTATATGGTTTACCGTTAATCTTTACGATACTCATTTATTTTGCCTCCGTATTTATCATGCGTTAAAATTTTTAAAGCTCATGTTTTTTTACTCCGGATGTTATTTATCCTAAAAAGTATTAGTGTGTCTTTTTGGTCGTTTTTCACCCTATATTCACGAGCGCTAATGACCAAAAGCTCTTTTTGCTCTCTCAGATAATTCTTGTCGTCGCTCTTCAGACATTAATTTTCTAAAACCTATTGCGCTTTTAGGTAGTTTCGCCCTAACCAATACCGCAGTCCCAGATTCTAATCGTTCCAATACCTCTACATCATCGCCGTACAACCTTGTCATTCTAGTAATATGTGTTGGTACTGATGAGTAAGCAATCCATTGTTGGTTTTCGTAATCATAGTTCAATGTCGTTTCGCGGTCTTCTCTTGAATAACCGTCACTTACAGTTTTTGTTTCTTTGGTAATTTTTGCCATTTACTCCACCTCTACATTTACATTTCTAATTTTTAAATTGTCATACTCTAGTAATTCATCCGGATTGTTATATAAGTAATCTGCTAGCATTTCTTTTTCTTTATCCACATCATCAAAATGCTGATATTCAACTTCCGTAAGTACCCTTATATCAATCGTTGCATTTATATATGCTTGTTGTTGCATTAGATCACTTCCTCAACTCGCATGATTATTTTTGGTTCTAGTCCATAACGCTTTGAGCTAGTTATTTCTGTAATTTGGTTATCATCTTTCCATACATGACCATTACAAGCATCTAATACCGTTTTAATTAAGTTATCGATATCCGGCTTAGTCACTTTATACTGCCCAACCATTTCGCTTTTCTTTTTCTTTGACCATGATTTAAGCAATGGAAAGTAAAAGTCTAATTCGATTTTTAGTGCGCGCTCTAGATTCAACTTAGGTATTTGCCCTTGTATATATGCTTTATGCTTTGTATAAGACGTAGGCATGTAAGTTTGAACAAATCTTCCTGTATTACGAAAGCGTGGACGAGGCGAGCCCATAGGTGCCTCAAACGTTTCGTTAAATTTAATTTCTATTTCCATGTGCCACCTCTAAATATCAAATATCGTTGCTTGTAATCCTAGCTCTTGCTCATATAAAAGCCCGTGAGCGCCTTTGAATCGTTTTAGGTCACTATCAGTCATAATTTTCTTTTCGTCGCTGAAATGGGCTCCTGTGAGCGAATAAACCTCATTTACGTTGTCTTTATACTTGATGACCTTAATATCTTCTGTGCCATCTTCTCGGTATAAGTAATATTTTTCTTTCGGCATTTTTAACACTCCTTAATGTGTGTTTTCTTCCAGTTGATTTCATTCATGATTTTCTCTTCAACTTTGTCGTAATCATCAAAAGGAGATAACTCGTTATTGTCTAACAATCTGTTAACCGCCCAACCAGTTTCTATATAGACATTTGCTACAATTGGGTCGCTTTGCTTTGTCTCTTCATACATCGATCTCAATAAGCTTTTGAATTGCATGATATTCATGTGAAAAACCTCTGCGTCTTCTTGTAATACTCGAATTCAATTATTCCGGTTTCGCCGTCTTTGTTTTTGGCTATGTTACATTCAACAATAGATTTGCCTGTGATACTGTCATCTTCGTCACGGTTATAATAATCATCACGGTAAAGTAGCATTGCTAAACTTGCATCGGCTTCTATTCCGCCTGATTCTTTCATGTCTGATAGCATTGGCCTTTTATCCTGTCTAGACTCGACACCACGATTTAGTTGTGAAAGTAGTACGATGATTGCGCCTGTCTCGTTAGCGATTATCTTTAAGTCACGTGATATCTTTTCTACTGCTACACGTCTATCAACTTTCGCATCAGTATCCATCAGTTGAAGATAATCTATAAAAATAACTTGTTGCCTGTCTGAATGCCTCATTGCTTGTGCTCGCACATCTTGCGGTGTGATATTACTTTTATCAGAAATATCAATACCTAATTTCATGATTTGATCCATTGCATTCGTTAACTTTGTTAAGTCATCCGGCGTTAAGTTTCTGATTTCTTTTATCTTAGTTAATTCAATACCAGTAATTGTTGATAACATACGTTTCAATACCGATGTGCCGGTTGTTTCGAGACTAAAGAAAGATGTTTTATATCCATTTCGTGCTATGTTCAGCATCATGTTTAATGCAAAACCTGTCTTACCCACTGAGGGACGTGCTGCGATGACGATTAATTGCGACGGCTCCAATCCCCCTATTTTGTAATCCATGAGCTTGTAACCCGTCTTAATTTGCTTCTTAGGGCTATCGCTGTATAACTCATCGACAAACTCCTCAACAAACTTCTTGGTTCCATCTTCTTTTTTGTTAGTAATCGTTTTTAAATCCTTGAGTTCATCAATCAAGTTATTAAAGTTTTGGTTCGTAGGTTGTTGTTTAAACTCAGTGACCAATTCATTCGCTTTGTTGAGCTGATAACTTTCTAATAATTCTTGTTGGTAACGTTCAAAGAAGCCGTACCCAATGAAATCGGAGTTGTAAAGTTTAGTTATAGTATCTGCATCTAAAAACTCTTTATCTTTAGTTGCTTTTAAATAGATTTCTTGATGATCTATCTTTCCGGCGTCCATTACATAATTGAAAAAGGTTTTAAACTTTTCGTTCGTAAACATGTAATCTTTAACTCTTATCTTTTCTAGTACGTCCGGTTGTTTAAGTAGCGTAGCGATTATTGTGCTTTCAATTTCAAATTGACCGTAATTCATTCGTTATCGCCCCCAAATTCTGCCAACTTATTCATGAAGTTATCTAGCGCTATTTTTCTTTGTCTGACATATTCGGGGTCATTCTGCATTTTCCATTGGTGTGTAGCGGTTTCGTTGTCTACCGGCTCAATAGATACTTTTTTAGGTGCCTTACGCATGATTGCTGGTAGGTTAGGCGGGTACGGGTTGTTACTGTTGATATATCCATCTACAGCTTTTACAGTTGGTTGATAATCCCCGTTTTGACTTAATACATCAATCCACATTTCTAACTTTGGTTTATCAAAATCGATGTTGTATACGTACCTAACTTTTTTAATAATTTCTAATGCTTGTGTTTTGCTCATCGGCATTAGTCATCACTCAATTCTTTTTCCATTTGTGCTATGACATCATCAGTAGTTTCTTTTTTAGAGTTACGAGGTTTCAATTTGTTTTCAGCACTTTCTTTATCTGAAACGCCTTCTTTATTCCAGTTCTTTAATACAGTTAGTAAGTAATTCAGACCTTTGTTGTTTTCTTTGCAGTAATCGGTAGCGACTTTTACTATTTCGAACTGATCTTGCTTAAATGATTTAATTTCGTGTTCTAACTGTTCTGCTTTTAAAGGGTTTTGTATAATTTCTAAATTGGTACTAATATACTTAAATGACTTTGAGACGTCGTCTGTCTCTCTATGTTTGTTAGTCTCTGTGTAGTCTATGGTATTGGTCGGGTCATTTTGTCCTCTTGCATCGTGCCAATTTGTCCTCATCGTCGGGCCATTTTGTCCCGATGGTCGTGCCACTAGTTTGTTTAATGTTTCATAATTGATTGAATACCATTTTGTACGGTCAAATCCAGCCTTGTTGTAGTTACCTACATGCAATAAATTTTGTTTTTCTAAACTCCCAAATGTCCTTTTTATAGTTCTCTCGCTCCAAAATGGAAATTGTTTTTGCCATTCTGGATAAGAATTAAAAATCCAAGTTTTGCCATCGTATTTATGTTTTGAGTTGTTTAGCCAATAATGAATTTGTTGCAATACTATTGCTTCGTTTAACCCTATTAATTCAGCTAATTTCGGTAATACTTGTATCGGATAGTCATCTATTAGTAACTTATTCATTTTTCTCTCCTTTCAACATTTTATTGAGCCTCTCATCAACTTTTATCCACGAGTCATGCAAGTGATATTTATCATTAAACGACTTAACGCCAATCGCATGTTGCTGGTTATGATGTTCGCGACATAACGCTAATACGTGTTTGTCATAGTGATTCATCTTATTTCTGTTCATGCCTCTGCCGACTGCTTCATAATGCGCTAGGTCTGCGTGAGGCTTTCCACAAATTACACAGTTGCGGTTAACAGTTGACCAGTATAAGAGCGATTTATCTTGTTTCAGCAAGTCGCTTGTTTTGTAGCTAAGTGGTATGTCATTGTAGAACGTCCAGTCAAGCGTTGCTTCAATGATTTGACTTGCTTGTGTTCTCGTACAATTACTTAGTGAAATACGTTCATCATAGCCGTAGTAAGTCCTTACATACTCGATGAACATATGTCGCATATAGTCCATTGGTTGACCTGTATATTCTTCTATGTCTTTGACAAGCGCGAATATTTTTCGTCGTTGCTTGCCGGTAATTTGAAACGGATCTATGACGCTTACATCGACTTCCACATCAAATCCGTTATCAAGTAGTAATGTTTCTTTATTGCCTAATTCAACACCCGAGATGACAACTGTTGTTGTACCGTCATCTTGAGTGATATAACTAGTAATTTTCGGCATTTATATCAACTTCTCAAATTTATATTTATTACCATGTATATCAGTAACATCTTTGTGATTATTTTTTATTTTGTCGCTAATATAACTATGACTTCTGCCTAAGAATTTTCCTGCTCTACTCATACTTATAAATTCATATTCGATACCTAAATGATTAATAAGTTTTACAGCCATATTGGTATGCATTAATCCTGTTTCAAATGCATGCCTATTATTTTCCAAGTGATTACACCATTCAAGATTTTCTACATTGTTATTTTTGGGGTTCCCGTCAATATGGTTAATACAATTTTTACCTTCTATCATTGGTATAAAGGCGAATGCCACTAATCTGTGGACTAAAAAATCTTTGCGTTTACCATTTTTCCAAAGGGTTACTCTTACATCTCGACCATTAGGTGTTTTATCTTTTAAATAACGCTGTTTCCAATGCCTCCATTTTTGATAACGGTTAGACCAAGTAACTTTATTTTTGTGAGTTCTAACTCTACCTTTACTGCTTACTTCGTATATGCCCTCGTAACCTACAACATCTTTCCATAATTCGTTCATCTAACGCCTCCTAAAAAGGAAGATCCTCTATAGAGTCTGCGTTGTTATCAAAAGGATTATTACCAGTTTGAGTTTGTCTTTGTTGATGATAATTGTTGTTTGGTTGTTGGTTGTTATTCTTCGGTTCTAAGAATTGAACACTGTCCGCTACTACTTCTGTCACAAATACACGTTGCCCGACTTTATTTTCGTAGCTACGTGTTTGTAGTCGCCCGTCTACACCTGCCAGCGACCCTTTAGAAAGGTAGTTTTTAACATTTTCAGCTTGTTTCTTGAACACTACTACGTTTATAAAATCTGCTTCACGCTCGCCTTGAGCATTCGTGAATGTTCTGTTTACTGCCAATGTGAATGTACCTACATTTACGCCATTTGGCGCACTTCTTAATTCTGGGTCTTTTGTTAAGCGTCCTACTAATACTGCTCTGTTTAACATTATTGTTTCTCCTCACTATCCAATTGTTTTAATCCCGCATCTAATTTTTGGTGTGCTTCTGCGATTTGTTTTTGACTTAATTTATTAATGTTAGATATTTTTAGCCATCTCATCGTTTTATCGATAGTTGCATCTCGCCCTTTTTCTTGAGATAAGTTCACGAACTGATTGATACGCTCTTCTAATTCTGTAATATCGTTGTCACTTGCACTTGGTAGTTCCTCGCCGTTGTAGATATATAAGCCTAAACCGTGTAAAGCCGAAGCTTTAACAAAACACCGTTTTTGCGCTTTGTTAATATCGAAAGTTGTTGCACTACCTTTAGCAAGCGATTTATTTCTAAAGTCCAATACTGGAAGCCACTCAGTCTCTGTACTATCTTTCACAGTCACAGATACCTGTACAAAATAGCCTTCTGGTGTAGCCAAATAAGGTACAAAATAATTTTCTGTGTTAATATCTGGATGTGGAAACTCGTGTACTTTTACTGTGTAGTTTGGGTCAATCTTTTTCAGCTCTTGGTGTGCATATGACCATGCTAGATAAGTTAATCCATTTTTTTGTTCTGTATGATCATTCACGTTTTTACTGTTCAACTGTTCAAATAATGTTTGTTCAGTCATGTTCTACCTCCTCGTACTCAATAGTTTCTGTCACTGTTTTCTTGATTGCTTTGTGATAATCCATATTGATACTCGCTTCTTCCATACCGTTAAATTCCCTAGCTCTATTTCTATTTGTGGAGTAACTAACATCTGAATTATTATCAGTTGGTTTGTTAGTTATATAAATTGGCATATCCCTATGACGGATGATGTAAGTTACAGTCTGCTTCATAGCGACCTCCTACCATTTCATGACTAAGTTAATTAGTCTGTCCTGTTCGTCTGTGTTCTCTTCAATCCATTCATCTATTGCTTGGTTGAATAAGTCTGATGCCATATCTAAGTCATTCTCATCTACGACATAAGCATGTTTAATTGGTACGTTGTTCATATCTTTAACTTGTATTGATATGCCCATATGACCTTTTAAAATGAATAGCTTAAAATCGAATCCGTTAACATGAATATTTTTGCGTATGATTTCGCCTACTTCGTAATACATTGTTTTAGTCCTCCTTGCTGTCATCAATACCGAGAAATTTTTGTGATTTACACATTTGGAGAACATTGACAATGTCTTTATAACTCTTAGTGCTATCCAATAAGGAAGCAAGATCGAAAGTATGACCAATCACAGAACTTGAACCTGCTAAATAATCTCCGTCGATAACTCCTATTGATGAGAAAAGCAAAATATCAAATTTACTTTCTCCCTTAATTTCTTTCGCTAATTCATATAATTCTGCGGTTTTTTCAGATAATAAGTCTTTTATTTCTTCCTGCGTCATGTCTTTATATTTTTTAGTCATAGTTGACATCCTCCGTATTTCGTTTTATATTGAAAACATATTTTTTATTTCTTTATTAGATATGTTTGACACTGTTACTCATTGCTCTGAGTAGCAGTTTTTTTATTCTTCATAAAAGTATTCCTTATAAAATATGAATGTTGCGATACTTGCGAATCCTGCAATTGACCATGCTGTAGTGAAGTATAGAAACGGCATGAGTACAATCGCTAAGACTGTGAAGCACAGTACTGCTAATAGGTAGCTTTTATAAGTTTTACTCATTTTCTTTTTTCAACTCCTCCATTATTCTCTGGTCTGATAAGTCGTGATAAGGGAATTTTTTCCTAGCTAATTGGACGGGTATTCTGCCTCGTATCGCAATGTATCCTTCATCTTCAAGCTCTTTATTCAGTTCTCTTATTATTTGTCCTGCTTTGGATTTAGAAACAGATAAAATTACCGCAAGTTCTTTAGCTTGCAAACTATTTTTCATCATATCTTTTCCTCCTTTTTATTTTTGTGTTGTGTATAATTTAGTTATCTCCTAGTGAAAGGAGGTGGATAATATGTCATATAGTGAATATGAACAGCTTTACTATAAAATTGTTAATGAAGCTGATGAACTATACGGTGGTCAAAGTGAACACTTCAAGAAGAACCTTCAAAAACTTACAGAGAATGCTGATGAAGGTGTTTCCAGTGAAAAGATTTACTCTACCGCTTTACATGAATCACTTGAGTACCAACGAAACTTCATCTTCTTAGAATTAGGTAAGGTTCTCTTTAGTGAAGTCAGAAAATGCCTTAAGTAGTTTTATTCCTGAATCAGGATCACTGTGTCGCTCAATCGTTTCTGCTGTAGATTCTTTACTAAAATCATTTCGATTGATTACAGGCTTTCTCGTATTTCGTTCAATCTTCCAAACCTTCCAAGTCACAACTGCCATTGTGATGAGGAGGGTTGTTTTGTATAGTGTGTTCATTGATAATTCCTCCTATTAAGATTTTTATTTTTCTCCTAAAAACTTATTAACAAAGTATTGTTGTCCTTTGCCTGTTACTTTTGGCGTCTTACTAATTGATGTGTGACCGTCCGAATGTGTGATTGATGTTTCTTTAATTTCGAATAACTCACGTTCCATTGAATACTGTGTAGGCATGTTATAATCCACACCCTTGCGTTTAATAAGGAATCCGTTTTGACGTAACCACTCAAACAATCTGCGTTGCCCGATGTTTATACCGTTTTGTTTAATGATCTTTGCTAACTCTCCAACTAAAATTGATGTCTTAGTAGTAGCTACTGCATCTGCAAATACAATTTTTGGTTTATCACGTTCAATCTTTGTTTCTAATTGATTGATTGTGTTGTTAGCAATTTTTAAAGCACGTTGCATAATCATTTCTGGACTGTTCCATGCTTTCTCTACTTGGATGAAATACTCTCTAAAATCAAAACCTTTTTCTGTACCTGACATCATCGCAACATGTTTAGCTACATCAAGTGTTAAAGCATAATCTTCTAGTTGTCTTACAGCTCCGTTATTAACAACCGTACTTGTAAGTACACTTGTAAAATCCCTATTTTCTTTGAAATGCTTCAAGTTAATTTCTGCCCAAGCGCTAAAACGCTTTTTAACTTCCAAAGCTTTATATAACTCTCTTGCACTTATTGCGATTTCTCCATTTTCTTTTTCTTGTATGTTGAACATTTCGCCGATGTTCGATTTTGTTTTTAATGCTTGCATATTGTTTATGCTCCTTTCGTGTATAATTTATTTATCGCTACTGCGATGGTGGGTGGTGATAAGATTGAAAACTAACTATAACTTTAGTATCAATGTTAGAAATGCCGGTAAGTTTGAAGAAACACCATGTGAATTTGTAGATGGTAGCAAAGGTGTTCGATTAGCTTACGAAAATGGTTTGGTCGTAACAATCCACGTTGACGGCAATAATATTGATATACGTTCAAGTCACCTATTAATTTTGGTTGATGAAAACCCTTTAACTTTTGATGTTGATATGAATACAAAAAATCCTAAATAATTTTTTTACCATCAACAGTTAAAGACAATGTATTTTTATTTTGGAGATGTAAGAGGTCTATTGTCGTTAGTAATTCCTCTTCGCTCCATTTTTCTTTTTCTGCTAGTTCGATGATTTTTACTGCTATTTCATGAATCTTTTTTAAATCTTGCATTTGTTTTCCTCCTATTAAGTTGTTTGTGTTTCTTTAGTCGTGTTTTCACGACTTTGGTTTAAAAAATATATGTCTGCACTGATATCTAAGTACAAACAAATTGCTCTTACTTCTGACATTGAAAAGTCGTTCCCATTAGTTCGATTTAGTTTTTTATTAACAGTTGTTCTATTTATATCAAGTAATTCGGCTAAATCTTTATTCTTGATGCCTCTTTCTGTTAACAAACCTTTCAACTTGTTATATCCGTTCATTTTCGCACCTCTTTTCTAAGTCGTGTATTTACGACTTGTCTATTATACTACACCACCTTTTTTACTTTTGCAACACTTTTGTCGTGTTTTTATAACTTTTTTCATTTCTTCTTATATAAGTGTTGTAAATAAACAACACATGGTGTATATTAAATTCATGGGGATAAATAATAATAAGGAGTTAGAACGAAATGACTTTTGGAGATAGAATAAGAAATTTAAGGAAGCAAAAAGGTTTGACTTTACAACAACTTAGCGATGAACTGCATGAAAAATTCCCTTCAAAGGACAAGAAAAACAGTTTTACTAAAGGTAAATTGTCCAATTGGGAAAATAACAAATCAGAACCCATAGCGAAAACTGTATCTCAACTAGCTTCTTACTTTGGTGTAAGCATGGATTATTTAATTGGTTTAGAAGATGATATTGTTCCATTAGAAAACATTAATCATTACTATCAAGTGCCATTTTATGGAAAAGTTTCTGCTGGAAATTTTGAGACAGTCGAAATTGAAACAAAAGATTTCGATATTCCAGACGTAGCCTTTAATGGTCGTAAGCCTAGTGAATGCATAGCGTTACAAATAAATGGTGATAGCATGAATAAAATACTCGCTAACGGTTCTTATATAATTGTCCATGATTATAGGAAGTCTTGTGATCATAAACTTAACAGCAATGACATCCTTGTATTACGTCTAGGTGGTGAATATACAGTTAAGCGTGTGAGACGTACTGAAACAAAACTACATTTAGACCCAGTAAGCTATTCAGATGAATTTAAAACTAATTCTTACGATTTAGATTCTATTGATGAAATCGAAGTTATAGGCAAAGTTATTTATAACTATCGAATTTTTGATTAATAGCGCCTATGTGGCGCTTTAATATATAAAGTAAGCAAAGGAGAAATGAAAATGAAAAAAGTAAGTGTTATAATGCCAACATTCAATAACGGCGAAAAATTACATAGAACCATTAGTTCTGTATTAAATCAAACAATGAAGAGTACTGATTACGAATTAATTATTATTGATGATCATTCAAATGACAATGGCGAGACTCTGAATGTTATAAAAAAATATAAAGGATTAGTCCGTTTTAAACAGTTAAAAAAGAATAGTGGAAATGCTAGCGTACCTAGAAATACAGGCTTAAAAATGAGTAAAGCTGAATATGTATTCTTTTTAGATTCTGATGATTTACTTCACGAAAGAGCACTAGAAGATTTATATAATTACGGCAAAGAAAATAATAGCGATTTAATAATTGGAAAATATGGAGTTGAAGGTAAAGGAAGAAGTGTTCCTAAAGCTATATTTGAGAAAGGAAATGTAGCGAAAGCTGATATTATTGATAATAGTATTTTTTATGCTTTATCAGTACTAAAAATGTTTAAAAAAAGTGTTATAGATAAAAACAAGATAAAATTCAAAACATTCTCTAAAACTGCTGAAGACCAATTATTTACTATAGAATTTTTGATGAATTCGAAAAATTACTCGATAAAAACCGACTATGAATACTATATTGTAGTCAACGATTTCGAGTCTAGCAATCATTTGTCTGTAAATAAAAGTACAGGAAATCAATATTTTGCTACTATAAACGAAATTTATAAAGCTATTTATAAAAGTCCAATTTATAAAAACCAAGAAAAAAGACACCAACTTGCCGGGAAATATACAACTAGACTTTTAAGACACGGTCAAAAAAAGAATTTTGCAAATAGTAAAATGAAATATGAAGATAAAATCGAATGGTTAAACAACTTTTCTAAAACAATTAATAAAGTACCTAGAAACTCAGATAAATACGTCACACAAATATTCAACTTAAAATTAGAAGCAATAAGACAAAACGATTTATTAGCTGTGATGATCGCAGATAAGCTATTATAGGAGGAAAACAATGGAATACTTTAATTATAATAACAGAAAAAAACTTGTTCTTGAAAATGTTGATATAGATAAAGTGAAAGAAGTATACAAAGATTATGAATTAATTAATTATGCAATAAAAAAACAAACACTTTACATGAACGATTATGAAGTTGCTAAAGTTTCTGAAAAACATCTAAATGAAAATATTAATAATCTAAGAGGTACGGTTAACCTAGACGAAAAATGTATTTTGTCACTAACCTATCTATAATGCGAAATTTCGGGTAGCTCGCCTACCCTTATTATTTTTTGCCAATTTTGAGGAGGGAGAAGCAAAATGCCAGTATATAAGGATGATAATACAGGTAAATGGTATTTTTCCATTAGATATAAAGATGTATACGGTAATAACAAACGTAAGATGCAACGCGGTTTTTCAACTAAGCGTGAAGCTAAGAGTGCAGAGGCTATTTTTTTGAATGATGTAAACGAAGGATATAGCGATTCAAAAACATTTGATTATGTTTTTCATCACTACTTAGAAAATAGCGATTTGAGACCTAAAACAAAACGACGCAAACAAAATGAATATCATAAACACTTTAAAGCTAAGTTCGGGCACATAAAAATGAATAAGATAACGCAAAATCAATGCCAAGAGTTTCGTAAATATCTAATAGAGAATGTAGCGTCAACAAATTCTGCTCGTACAATTTGGTCAGGTTTTAAAGTTGTAATTAATTATGCCAAAAAATACTTTGGATTACGTACAGATCCAACAATATCAATTAAACCTATTCCGCGTGTAAAGCCAAAACCTAAGTTTATGATGCGTGAAGAATTTGAAGAAAGAATCAAAGACATTGAAGAGCAAGATTACAGAGAGTTATTTACATTAATGTTTTATACAGGTTTAAGGATTGGCGAAGCTATGGCTCTTGTTTGGACAGACTACAATAAATACAAAAAAGAGATATCCATAAATAAAACAATGGACATCTCTAATAGAACTATATATCCGAGACCAAAAACAGATAGTTCAGAGGATATTGTTCCTTTACCTAAATTCATCAATACAATGTTAACTGAACGACATCAACGTGAAAAAGAGTTAAACAAATATTTTGATGAACGTAGTTATTTTATTTTCGGAGGAATGGCTCCCAAACATTACAGTCATGTTCAAAAGAAATTCCAAAAAGCTTTCCCCCATTATAACATTCACGCGTTAAGACATTCTTATGCATCTTATCTTGCAAATAATGGTGTAGATATTTTCGTTTTACAGTCACTCATGAGACATGCTCAAATCACTGAAACGATGGGCACTTACAGCCATTTATATACTCAGAAAAAACACGATGCAATAGCCATTTTTGACAAGTAA